CTTAAAAATAATTACGAATTAATTTCTGATTATGCAGAAAATGTACAATATCAATTGAATAAAAAGGCGAATTTAGGAATTAAATCAAAACGTCCACCTATCAATCAAGATAGAATTGATGGAATTGTAAATAGAATATCTACCGATGAGTCGTTTGATGATATTAAGTGGATTCTAGGCGATCCGATTGTGAATTTCAGTCAGAGTATTGTTGATGAATTCATTAAATCAAACGTTGAATTTCACGACGAAATAGGATTAAAACCAGAAATCAAAAGAATTGCAGTTGGAAAAGCGTGCAAATGGTGTAAAAGCCTAGAGGGAAGTTATAGTTATCCTGATAATGTACCAAAAGATGTGTATCACCGACACGAGAATTGTCGCTGTATGGTAGATTATCATCCAAAAGATGGCAGAGGAAAACAAAATGTATGGAACAAGAGTTGGATAAAAAACGTTTAGTATTAAACCATTATTATCTCGCAACACGTTAAATAAAGGTGGTGGTCAAGATGAATGATGAATTGGATGAGTTAGAAGAATTGGAAGATATTGGACTCATCTAAAAAGATTGAAAGGGGCGATGAAATGACCAATAAACGTATTGGCAATCAAACTCCTACTCAATCGGTAATAATACCATATCAGAAAACTTTAAGCGATGAAGCTGTTAAGTATTATGAGCGTACTGGGCTGAAATGCTATGATTGGCAGAAAAATTTGCTAGATAGCATTATGGCAATTGACGATGACGGATTGTGGGTACATCAGAAATTCGGATATGCTATACCACGTCGGAACGGTAAGACAGAGATAATCTACATTAAAGAAATATGGGCTTTGGAAAAAGGTTTAAATGTCTTACATACTGCTCACAGAATTAGTACTTCTCATGCGTCTTTTGAAAAGGTCAAGCGGTATCTTGAAAAGTCTGGGTATGTTGATGGTACGGATTTCAATTCGATTAAAGCTAAAGGTCAAGAGCGCATTGAACTTTACGAATCTGGTGGAGTCATCGAATTCAGAACGCGGACATCAAGTGGCGGTCTAGGTGAAGGTTTTGACCTTTTAGTAATCGATGAAGCGCAAGAATACACGATGGAACAGGAATCAGCTCTTAAATACACAGTTACTGATTCAGACAATCCACAAACAATCATGTGTGGAACGCCGCCAACTCCAGTATCAAGTGGTACGGTATTTTCGAGTTATCGTGATACAGTGCTTGCTGGAGGAGCTAAGTATTCTGGATGGGCCGAGTGGTCGGTGGATAGTCAAAAGGATATCCATGACGTTGATGCTTGGTATAATTCCAATCCATCTTTGGGGTATCATTTGTCCGAGCGGAAGATTGAAGCCGAATTGGGCGATGATAAACTGGACCACAATATACAACGTTTGGGTTATTGGCCAAAATACAACCAAAAATCAGCCATCACTAAAGGCGAATGGGACACACTGAAAGTTGACGAATTGCCAACGTTTAATGGGCCACTATTCATTGGTATTAAATACGGAAATGATAATACCAACGTGGCGATGAGTGTAGCAGTCAGAACAGATGATAATCGCATTTTTATTGAAACTTTAGACTGTCAATCCATTAGAAATGGCAACCAGTGGATTATTAATTTTATCAAAAATGCTGATGTAGCTAAGGTGGTTGTAGATGGAGCAAATGGTCAAAAGATTTTAGCTGATGAATTCAAGGATTTTGGGTTAAAAAAACCAATATTACCAACCGTCAAAGAAATCATTGTGGCCAACTCATTATGGAGCCAAGCAATTTATCAAAAGGAACTATGCCACAATAATCAGCCATCATTGACTAAAGTGGCCACGAATTGTGAGAAACGAAATATTGGTTCAAACGGCGGCTTTGGCTATCGGTCACAGTTTGATGATATGGATATTAGTTTAATGGATAGTGCATTATTGGCACATTGGGCTTGCTATACAACCAAGTCTAAGAAAAAACAAAAAATCAGGTATTAGGCATCTCGAAAAGAGGTGCTTTTTTTAATACAAAAAATTACCGAACTGCCGGGTAAGCAGGAGAAAGGATGTTTGGAATGTCATTTAAAGCAATCGAAACACAAGAAGAGTTGGACAATATTATTAAAGACCGTTTAACACGTCAAAAGCAGCAATATGAAGAACAATTGCAAGGATATGACCAACTCAAAACTCAATATGAGGATTTACAAAAAGAAGCTGCTGGATATAAATCAGCATTAGAAGAAGCTACGCAGAAAGTAAGTACAAGTGAGCAATCAATCGCAGATCTGCAATCAAAGGTAACGAGTTATGAACAAGCTCAATTAAGAACGAAAATTGCCTTACAACAAGGATTGCCATTTGAATTAGCGGACCGTTTGGCTGGAACTAATGAAGATGAATTGAAGGCAGATGCAGAACGTTTAGCAGGGTTTTTAACACCTAAAGAACCAATAGCACCGTTAAAAGATACGGAAGAACCAGGAATTACTGGCGAAAATGCTGCATATCGTTCAATGTTACAAAATTTAAGTAAAGATTAAAGGAGAGAAAATATTATGGCAGACAACTCATTAAAAGCAGGAACACTATTTAAACCGGAATTAGTAAAAGAATTAATTTCTAAAGTACAAGGAAAATCAGTTTTAGCGAAATTATCAGCTCAAACACCTATTCCTTTTAATGGAACAGAGCAGTTTATTTTTAACTTAGAAGGAAATGCTCAAATTGTGGGTGAAGGTGAGCAAAAAAGTGCAGGCGAAGCTACTTTAACGTCTAAAGTGATTAAACCTATTAAATTCGTGTATCAAGCACGTATCACTGATGAATTTAAGTATGCTTCAGAAGAAAAGCAAATCCAATACTTGCAATCATTTAGCGATGGATTTGCTAAGAAAATCGCTGAAGCGTTTGATATTGCAGCTTTGCATGGTTTAGAACCAAAATCAATGACGGATGCAAGCTTTAGAGCAACCAACTCATTTGACGGTCAAATTACAGACAATGTAGTAACCTATGCTGAAGCTACTTTTGACGATAATATTGATGCTGCAATTCAACAAGTTATTGCTAAAGGTGGAGAGGTTACAGGTATCGCGCTATCTCCTGTTGGTGGTCAAGCTTTAGCAAAAATTAAAGATGCAAATGAAGTGCCTTTATATCCAGAATTTCGTTTTGGTCAAAATCCTAACTCATTTTATGGCATGGCTTCAGACATCAATAAGAATTTAACTGTAACTGGCGGAACCGCTGAAACAGACCATGCAATTGTCGGTGATTTCCAAAATATGTTCAAATGGGGTTACGCTGAAAATGTTCCGTTAGAAATTATCGAATACGGTGATCCTGATGGTGCAGGACGCGACTTAAAAGCGTATAACGAAATCTGTTTACGTGCTGAAGCATTTATCGGATGGGGTATTTTAGACACAGATGCCTTTGCTCGTGTTAAAGCAGCAACTGTCTAGAGGTGATACTATGAGATATAAAGATGTCAAAACAGGCGCTATCATCGTTACTGATAGCGTCCTTGGTGGTGATTGGGTAGTAGATGATGGAGTAGTTGATAATACTAAAACAGAACCATCAGAAATTGAAAAAGAGCCTGATGTAGCAGAAGAAGTAGTTGAAGAAGATGAAAACCTCGATGAATTGACCGTAGCAGAATTAAAAGCTCGACTAGATGAAATGGGTGTAACTTATCCAACTAGCGCTAGAAAAAAAGATTTGATTGATATTTTATCTCAATTTTAGGTGGTGGTAATATGAATTTTGCAACCATTGATGACTTATCTCAACTTTGGCGACCATTGAAACCAGGGGAAATAGAACGAGCAGAATCATTGCTAACAGTCGTATCTGATTCATTAAGGGTAGAAGCACAAAAAGTCGGTAAAGATTTAGAAGCATTAACTGCTGATAGCGTTTCTTACGCCAATGTGGTTAAATCGGTAACGGTCGATGTAGTAGCACGCACCTTAATGACTTCAACCGACCAAGAACCAATGACTCAGGTTACAGAAAGTGCTTTGGGCTACTCAGTCCAAGGTTCTTTTCTTGTTCCTGGTGGTGGTTTATTCATCAAAAATAGTGAGTTGACACGATTGGGATTGCGTAGGCAGAGATATGGAGTGATGGAACTATATGACTATGATTAAAGGTATTACGGTCATTTTGGTTGATAAGATTAGTGATGG